CGATGCAACTATTTGATCTAATGCGGCGTTTGGAGTGCCCAGTATATGATCTAGTATGGGATGATTACCAGGATCCAAGATTTGATACAAAATGTCGGCATAGTCGTGTAGCATTTGAAAAACACGACCTTTTTCCGACTCGGGCAAACTCAATAACTTAGAATAAACGTGTTCATCAAAGTGGGCGGTTAATAATTCTGTTGTCATCTTATGCTTCCTGGGTTACACGACCACATAGTCGGTTGAAAAAATTACCAATTGCCACATAGCCGCGACCAATAAAATAAATGCTAAGGAAAGCGGCCCATATGGAATATACTTGTAATAATGTTGTGGGTTTGTTGCTGACTGGAAAGAAATCCACAAGACGGCAAATAGGACGACCTAGACGCATGATAATTCGACCCAATACGTTATCTCTTTGTGTGGCACCCATGGTATAGGCCATGTGCTCACTCCAAGGTTTGGCAACACGGTTGGACCAACGTATAACTGCTTGTTGCTGTTGTTCTTTGCGCTCGGACTTTTTAACCCAGAACATAAAGTCTGGACCTGCGCCGCGCATACCATCAACAATGATTTCGGCCCAGCGTACATATCCTTGATAGATAGCTGGGTTTTCTTTCTTCAAGTATTCACCAAATGCTTGGTCGGCTTCAAAAATCTTACGAGGCATTAGACCAATTTCATATAGGTGTGTACAAATAATTTTAGAGCAGTTACAAGCATGACTAAAACAGTTTACGTCACTGCTACAGTTGTAGGTACAGGCACAATTACAATTGGTTTGTAAATATGGCTGAGCATCACAGTTGGCACAGTTGATGTTACTGCAATTGGTCGGCGCACAGTTGCCATTGTTGCCACAGTCACAGGCGCAGTTGCTGGAACAGTTGTATCCGTTATCGGTACAGTTGCCTTCTGTGGTATTTTGAAAATAAGTCAATCCGTAAAATTGATTCAAGGCAAATGGCCGGCTTGGTCGTATACTGGGTTTGATTTGCGAGTTTAAAAACGACAGATCAGAGGAATAGGTAGCGGCTTGTCCTATTTCGGTGTTTATGTCGCTAACTGCAATTTGTCCGGATGCTGGTGTGGTCATATTACTATTTATTCTTCTACAATCTTTGACTTGCCGTAAACAGCAACACCTTCAATTTCGCCAATTTTTTCGCTGATAACACGGATAGGAATAATACGTTTTTTCTCAGGTTCTTTATGCTTGAATATGGTGCCAAAGATATCTTGGCGTTCCAGCGGCAATGTGTCGGCTTTGATTAATGTGGGAATATAACCCGTTATAACGTGTATACCCAAGGCAAACATGACTACGTTGTCAGAATAGGCATTGGCACACGAAATATCCCAGAATTTTTTATCCAAGAACATGCAGGCACCTTTACAAAGATGCAGTACCGGACACTCTGGGCACTCTTTACGATTTGACCAATGTGTGCTGGATTTGATAGCCACGTTGTCATAATCATCTAGTGTACCGCCCAAATGACTTTCGTCATTTTTACTTGTTTCTAAACTGCTGACATTTTGACAAGTCATCACATTGCCACGCATGTCAATGGCCAGGGTATGTTCATCGTCCATGCCGCATTTTTGTCCCAGGTACTTGGAATCGTTGTGACTCAATACTCCATGTACAAAATCTTTAATTTTACCAACCGGGGTAACAAATCCCAGGTTGCCTTCAGATGCAAACAGCTCACCAAATGCCTGGCGTCTAAAATCAAAATGTTCTTGTAGTGTTATCAACGAATTGGTAATGCCATCTTCGTCATAGGCATCAACAATGCCGCCTTCGCCAAGTTTGACGTCAGGATCGCCTGTGATATTTGCAAACCATTCATAGATAGCCTTGCGACTTTTGTTCTTGCTGTTGAGCATGGCATTGAAACTGAAGCCCTTTTTCAAACGAGTCATTTGGCGGTACAGTCCCAGGATACGTTCTCGAGTCTCGGGATCGTCAAAAGGGTCCGGTCCGCGCACACTTTGTCCTGGACCGTCGTGACTGATACTGATCACAAAATCCATCATCATTAGCCAGTCAATGATTTCGTCGCTGAGTATACTGCCGTTGGTGATAACACTGAACTGCGGTTTGCGTTTCCAGTCTTGAAAACGATCTTTCAGAGCCTCGGCCAACGGACGCATGGTTTTCCAGTACACAAATGGCTCACCGCCCCAGAACTCGATCTTGAGTCCACGTTGTTCATCAAACTCTAGCACATCGAGCTTTTCTAAAAAAGCATCAATATCTCGTTTGCTGGTTTCCGGAGCACGTTCAACAAACTTTTGACTACAGTAGTCACAGCTATAGTTACAGCTCAAACCCATTTGGATTTTTAAATGCTGTATACTACGTGATTTTGTTAAAGGATTATTTTTATCAAACGGCTTGTACGGAACTTGTTCTACAGCCTGTGGCATTGTTGGGTATTCAAATACTGTGCCATCAGTGTTGGTCAATGTGTTTGTTTCGTTGTCGTAGTAAAATACTTTTTTATCGCTGGCATTGCGCTCAGCGTGAATTTCGAATCGCATTATGTTCCTTAATAGTACTACTTATCAAACCAGTCTTTGGCCTCTATCATTAGATAGACTATGACGGATCCTACGATAAGAATACCCAACCATCCAAGAAATGTCATTGGTTATAACCTTTTACCATATTGTCTAATATTTATATAGGAAAGTATTTGAGTACCAATTTAGGAGTCCGGTGCTTCCGTTCCATAGCGTCTGGTTAGTTATATTAGGACCTGTTCCACGCCAGTTAGGCCCGCATAGCCAACACGTCTGTTGACGATACCCATGTTTCCATCTCAAATACTTACCTATAACAACAAAATGCTCTGCGAACCCCGGTGGTAATTATACCGCATCAGAAATTTGGTCAGGTTACCCCAATTAGTCTTTCATCACACACGGCCTCCACCCACTCCCCGACGGGTTCCGTTCTCGTATTGCCAACGCTGTTTAAGGCTCGAACAGTACCGCCCGTGTGTATCACCACACTTCTCATCGTCCGGGACCAGACTAGTGGCTGATTAGGCCAACACGTTCTTTACACTATTAAGAAAAAACTAAAGGAACTATTGTAACTCTTGGTCTACTTATAACACCGTCTGCTATAAGCCGTTACAGTCATTACTGCCCACATGTTCCGCCGCCTTTCCAGGGAGTTCTTCCTTGACAGAAGGGCCCTTGTTTCATAGACTGTAAGATTGCGTAGGGCGGCCCCTGTGCTCCTCTCTTACAGTCCCTAACGGTGTAGGTAACCTTTAACTCTTTCTTAATAGCGGGGGCCTATCAAGCCCCCCGCTTGTACTATTACTCAGCTACAGCATCTTTGGCCACAGCACGAGCCTTGATGGCTTCAATCGAAGGCTTGGCAGCCTTGACTTTGCTAGCCTTGGCAGATACAGTACCATTGTACTTGGCATCAGCCGCATCAATCGCATCGCGATAAGATGGGTTAGCATACAAGTCAGTGCCTTTCAAAAAGGTAACCAACTCAGGCTTAGACATTGCAGTAGGCAACTCTACAAGATTGATATCGCTATCAGTCTTGGCCAAGATTTTAACACGGGTCATATCACCAGCGAAACGCACTTTGTACTGACCTTTAGTCTTGCTAACACCACCAACTTTGAACAATTTGTCCATTTTAAACACTCCAATTTAAGTTAAGTTAAAACACATACAGACACACTCTGTATATTTCATATTATAGATTAATTCGAATAACGAGTCAACCACAATTTGAAATTCCTTTGTCCAAAATTACTTGGAAGACATCTTTTCTTTGGTCCATTCGGCACCAGACGAAATGTCCTTGCCAAGACCCGAAACGGTACTGCAACCAGTGAGCAACACAACCGAAACGGCCAAACCAATCACAGCAATTTTAATTCCAATCATAATTACCCAATCTTTCATTTTGCCGCTTCCTTAGCAACTTCTTGAACCTTACTTACACCGTGATCAAACATTCGAGCAATGCCCGAAAATCCCACAGTACAAATCACAATACCAAAAACAGTACCAATGATAAATGATTTCATATTAGTCCTTTCGACTGATAGAAGTTTTAAACAGGCCACCCACAATCACCGTGGCAAGCCAGGTTTCAACTGTAAACGGAATAGCCAAGGCCGGAAACAGGGTGTTCAACGCCCAAATAGTAGCGATTGGACCAATGATGACTACAAAGATCACCAACGCCACAATCAAAATCAACTTGTTCATAACTTCCTCCACAAAAAATAACAAATAACCAACATGATCAAACCTATAGCGATAAACACCGCACCAATGTCAATGATGATCATGCCGCCTCCAACATATTGGCAGGCACTTTCCAGCTCCCCCAACCGGGTACCGAGACTGTCACATACTTGATGGCGATCTTAGTCACAGTGCCCACCATAGTACGACCAGTCTTGGTGGATGTAAACTTGACCATCTGCCCAGGCTTGAGCGTGTTCTTGACGTCTTTGGTAAGCTGGCCACGTGCCCACTTGACTGCATCGATCATGCTGGCAAGCTCGGCGTTGGTCCATTGTCCAAACATGATAGATTGGTTGATTTGTTGAATTGTGCTTAGACGTTCCATGATATCTCCTTAGATATAAAAGGCAGTTTTAAAATTCAATGCATCGTAAACAATTTCACGAACCATGGTGTCAGTACACTCACCGTAACCGGGCACCGTTTGCAATTTGCAAAGCAGATTATAAGTCTCGGGCCAAGTAAGATTATTAACACGAGCATGTTCTACCAGGGTAGCAACTTCGGTGTTACCGGCATCTGTAAACATACCAAAATACTGAGCGGTGTTTGCTTCTGACATTTTTGATTCCTTTTTAGTTTCTATACAAGTATTATACATTTAATGGATTTTTGGGTCAACCAAATAAACGATGCATCAAGCGTTCGTTTAAGGTGGGCTTTTTACCCAGGCCAAACATGCGCTCGCGGAACAGTTTACCTAGGGTTTTTTTGGGTTGCTTTTTGTTTTTCATGTTATGATTGTATATTAAATGGATTTTAGGGTCAACCGTTTTAGTGTGTATTTAGAGCCGGGTTAAATTCACGGATCAATTCACGCTCTCTGGCATGAGCTGGCTTGCGACCACGTACAATTTCCAGCAATCCATACACATGGTTTTCTGCACCGTATTCGCGAATACTGTGGCATAAAGCCCACACTTTGTTTTCAGTTACTGCACGACGAACGTGCTTTTGGATGCGAACTTTGAGTGCTCGACGCACTTGGTTACCGCAAACTGTAATACCAACGTATTGCTCGCCAGTCACTGTATTTGTGATACAGTAGACAGCGTGTTTGGTATCTTGACGGCGTTTTCTTGACTGCTTTTTAAGTTCCATACAAGTATTATATATTAAATGGATTTTAGTGTCTACCAAAATTTGGTTAGTACACACTAACTAAAAAGTAGTACTTTTTACTGGGTATAATGATGTTGTTTTTTCGCAACACAACTAGGGTCAGATTAAATACTGTATGATAATCACAGATATCAAAAAAATACTACGGACCAATACCCGGGTGAAATTTTTTGCTGAAACTGGACTAGGTTCAAAAAATCCCAATCACTCAACGATTGTTGAATTGCTCGAATCCGGTGCATACCAGTGGCGGTGGGAAATCAGCGAAGACGGATTATTGTTTACATCTACTGCAACATTTGATTCGTTAGAAACATATTCTACTGTAGAAACAGCTTGGGGAATTGAGCACGATTT